AAGAGTTATTGTTGATTACATTGAACTCTACTATAATTCAGAAAGATTACATTCAGGTATCGGTTATTATATTCCAAATCAATTTTTAACTCTTTTATCTGTCCACTAATCTTGACAAGTTTCGGTGGAAAACAAAATTTGCCTTTGGACAAATTTTGTTTTCCAGGGGGGTCTGCAGAAACAGAGGGCAGGTGTGATATCATCGGGGCAAGAAAGGCGGTGCTATATGAAACAAGCAACTTATGAAAGCCGGATGGAAAGCTTGCAGCAGCTGGCAGATTCCATTCAGGAGAAGATCACACAGAAGATCGCCGCCACACCTTCGGAGGAGGTGACGGGACAGGCATTTAAGCAGTATTCCGGCATATTAAAGGATCTGCGGGACATTCGTCTGCTGCAGCAGCCGGAGGAAGGACCGGGTCAGCTGCGGATCGTACTGGAGGCAGGACCGGAGGAATGGAATGAATAAAGCGTTGTACTTACAAATGCCCAATGAAAAGCAGGTTTTGTTCCTGCAGGCAAAAACGAAGCATATCGGCTTCGGAGGTGCCCGGGGCGGCGGCAAAAGCTGGTGCGTCCGGGATAAGGCAAAGCGCCTTGCGCTGCGCTATCCGGGGATCAAGGTGCTTATCGTAAGACGCACCTTCCCGGAGCTGGTGAACAATCATATCAACACCCTGCGGCAGGAGCTTGCCGGGGTGGCAGAGTACAGGCAGACGGAGAAGGTATTCCGGTTTCCCAACGGCAGCACTGTAAAATTCGGCTATTGCAATGCCGATAAGGATCTTCTGCAGTATCAGGGTGCGGAATTTGATGTCATTTTTCTGGACGAAGCCACCCAGCTCCGGGAGGAGTGGATCAAAAAGATCACCGCCTGCTTGCGGGGCGTCAACGATTTCCCCAAGCGGATCTATTACACCTGCAACCCCGGAGGTGCCAGTCACAGTTATTTTAAGCGGTTGTTTATTGACAGACAGTATGAACCGGGGGAGGACCCGGCAGACTACACCTTTATCCAGTCCTTAGTGACGGATAACAAGGCGCTGATGGAAAGTCAGCCGGATTATATCAAGCAGCTGGAGGCACTGCCTCCCAAGCTGAAGGAGGCTTGGCTTTACGGCAAATGGGACTTGTTCGAGGGACAGTTTTTTGAGGATTTCCGCACCCAGCCGGATAGCGTTCAGTGTGCCGCAGCCGGGATCACCCCGGAACAGGCACGGCAACAGCACCGGTTCACCCATGTGATCAAGCCCTTTGATGTAGCTGCCGGTGACAAGCGCAGCTGGACGGTCTACCGCAGCTATGACTTTGGCTATGCCAAGCCCTTTTCCTGCGGCTGGTGGGCAGTGGATCCCGATGGAACCATTTACCGGATCTTAGAGCTTTACGGCTGTACAGGAAGTCCCAACGAAGGTGTGAAGTGGACACCGGATCAGCAGTTTGCGGAGATCGCCCGGATCGAACGGGAGCATCCCTGGCTGAAGGGTCGACCCATTTACGGGGTGGCAGACCCGGCAATCTGGGATGCTTCCCGGGGTGAGAGCGTGGCAGACACCGCTGTGCGGTACGGGGTGTACTTTACCCCCGGGGATCATCAGCGGATCCCCGGCTGGATGCAATGTCATTACCGGCTGCAGTTTGATGAAAACGGCTATGCCCGGTGCTATGTCTTTGACACCTGTAAAGGCTTTCTGCGGACAGTCCCCGCCTTGCAGTATGATCCTGCCAAGCCGGAGGATCTGGATACCCAGGGGGAGGATCATATTGCCGACGAATGGCGGTATTTGTGTATGGCGCGCCCCATCGCACCGGTTCGTCCGGTGCAGGAAAAGCTGCTGCCGGCACATCCGCTGCAATAGGAAACGGGGGAGTTAAGTGAAGAGTGAAAAGCGAAAAGTGGAAAGTTGTATAGTAAAAGTGGACACATTGAAGAGTGAATGGTAAAATACATTCAGAGAGGTGTTCACTATGAAACGAACTTTCAGCAAAGAATTTAAAGTCAAGGCGTGCGAGTTAGTATTAAAAGACGGGATTAAGCACGCTGTTGTGGCAGAAAAGATGGGTATTAATAAGATAATGCTCTACCGATGGATCGACGAATATGAAACCCACGGAGAAGAAGCCTTTGTCGGAAAAGGGCATCAGCGTCCAGAAGATGCGGAGCTTAAAAAACTTCGCAAAGAAAACGAACGCTTGAAAATGGAGATGGAAATACTAAAAAAAGCAGCGGCATACTTTGCGAAACACCCGGCAGACGAGTAAAATTCGCAAAAGCGGAGTTGAGAGACTACAAAACGAGTAAAGTATGCAAGCTGTTGGGTGTGTCCAGAAGTGAGTATTACCGTATTGTCAGAGAGCAAGATAATGAAGAAAAAGAACTCGAAAAAACAGTAATTAACTGTTTTGAAAAGCACAAAGGCAATTACGGAAGGATACGAATTCGCAAAGAACTGCTTGGAAAAGGTATAAATATCAGCGAGTACCGTATTGCAAGAATACTTAAGAAGAACGGAATGACAGCGAAAAGTGGTAGAACCGGTAAGCCAAGACCACCTAAACCAACAGAACAGCAGTATATAGAAGAAAATCTAATAAAGGATAAGTTTGGGGTAACAGTTGCGAACTATCTATGGTGTTCGGATATAACCGAACTCAAATGTTACAGAACCAAACTGTATTTATGCGGTATTATAGACGTAGCAACAAGACGGATAGTTGGTTGGAGCATAGCAAAGAACCAAACACAGAGATTAGTACAAGATGCCTTGAAAATGGCAATTGGAAGAAATCCAAACAGACCCGATGGTGCGGTATATCATAGCGACAGAGGTTGTCAATATACCGCCAAAAAGACAAAGCAACTCGTTGAACAAAACGGTTTCCGTAAGAGTATGTCGCGACCGGGCACGCCAAGCGACAACCAGCCGATTGAGAGTTTTTGGAAAACTCTCGAATGTGAGATGGCTGATATCAGCCATCTCACATTTGAGGATGCATCAAGAGTTATTGTTGATTACATTGAACTCTACTATAATTCAGAAAGATTACATTCAGGTATCGGTTATTATATTCCAAATCAATTTTTAACTCTTTTATCTGTCCACTAATCTTGACAAGTTTCGGTG